CATTTCTCAAAACATCAATGACATTTTTGTATGTAATTTCTTCTACATCCGTATAAAGTACAATTCTTCCAGTTTGCATTTTTATCACCTACATAAATGTCATTCCACTACTCTGATCTCTTTTTTGGAGTTTCTTAATCTCACGTTCTCCGGTCTCTGTATGGTAAACAACCATCTTATTGCAATTCCGGCACTTATATGTCTTGTCAATGTGTGATTTTGCACTACATTCACCGACCAACCGTCCGCATCCAGGACAGTACACTCTAATTTTTTGGTTAAAAATCATAAATACCTCTTTTCTGCGCACAAAAATACCGCCCTTGCTGATAAGAGCGGTACTTCTGGAGTCTTCACATGATCTGAGGAGGAAATGAAAAATATCTTGGAATCTTTCTGCATCTTAATAGTATCACGGAAAAATCGGACATATCGGACAAGTTTATATGGAACTATACTATTTTGTATGTTTTTTCAAAAATATCAGGCTTGCAAGGGTAAAATTCTCCATTTACTCCTTTTATTATAAAATCATTTATAGATACGTTCATATATCCCTCTAAAGTTTTTATTTTCATGATTACATGAGGTGAAGATTTTCCTGCTCTCCAAGCATCATCGATAATTTCATATATAAGCGATTTCCCAACGAATTCTTTTATTTCATCTAAGTTAATGCCATTCCATCTAATAGCTTCAACAATAATAGGTATCTTTCTATATTTTGCCATTTTTATACCTCCGTATTATTTTAATTTGCCATATAGCGGTCAAATGCTTTTCTTACGCTATCCTCTGTGTTTCCACCACCGATTCTATCAGCAACCTTGTTCCATGATAATTTTTCAATAAAACGTAAGTTGATGATCCGTCTTATACGGCTGTCATGAACGCTTGCAATAAATTCTTCGACTTCATTATTTTTTTGCAGTAAATCGTCCTCTAAAAGCTGTAAAGTAGCTTTTCTGGAATAAAGCAGTGTCCGTTTCCTGCTGTACTCTGGATAAGGGAATCCTTCAATACGAAAATGTTCAGTTCCGCCGCATCCACCCGATACGCTGTCAACAACATTCCCATCCGATTCAATTTTTCTGATATCCGATTCAAGTTTTTTAATCTTCTGCTGTACTTCTTTGATTTCTTCCTGTAAATCTATGTATTGAGATAAAACCTCTTTGGTCACCATTCGATTTACCTCCTATATAGGGCTTGGCAAAATTACTGTTGGCTTTATGTATCCGCTACGCATCTCATTTTCAAACAATGCAATGCTGTCAGGTGCATCATCGTGTTTTACTTTTCCGCTACGGGTCATAG